CCCCGGGGAAAATATAAGGACCCGCGCGATATAGGAGGGGAGGGTTATATTTAGACCCCCTCCCCCGGTCCTTCCTCATTCTCATAAACCTTCTTATATAATCCATTAATGTTTAGTTGAACGATCTCATCAATTGCATACTCGGTTAGTCGATCATTTACTTCATCTGGTAAATCGTCTGCGACTTTAGCTATTCTAGCGAGGTAGCTACAGGTGTAGTATTTCTTATCCTCATCATAACGTAGCCAGTCATCCCATTGAGTGAATGGATTAAATGGATTATCTATCGTTGTTAACATAACAGCACTCATCATGAACCTCCTTTTAAAGCTTTGGATAGGGTTGATACGGAGACACCTAACATGTCTGAGATTTGTGCCAGGGTTCGCCCTTGTTCTCGGTAGATTCTAGCACGTGCGAGTTTACTATCTGATAAAACAATCTTCTCTCTTGGTGTTGCTAAGGCTTGTATAGCATCTAAGTTTGTGTTATTCAAGATACTTGACAACACTGAATTACTAATTGCTCCAGCTTCGATAGCTTCCCATTCCTTCTCTGTAATTTCTATTCTTTGTTTACTAGCTCCAATACGTTCCCTCATGTCATTGAGCACTTGACCCCTTAATTTCTTTATTTGGGATGCGTCCATATCTGGGTTCGCTGCTATACTAGTCTCAACAATTTTATTCCCAACTAGGTGTACCTGACGTTCCAATGGAGCATTAGATAATGCGGTACGGAGTTTTGCATTGAGAGAGTCAACTTCAGCAGCGTATGCTATCTTAGCTGACTTTGAATAAGGTGTCATCTTTATATTGGCGCTCTCTTTACGGGCTAGGTCGCCCAGTTTCTTCATGGCGTTGGCGTAATCGGCGTAGACTATTTCTATGTCGGCTGGATCTTTACTCATTAATGTACGGGCGTCAGGGGTTTCATACATCTTAGTGGATTCAATTCTGGTGGGTACGAATTTCCCATCCTTTTTATAATAGCCATCTCCTGTTGGTGCGAATACTTTCTCTCCAGTTTCAACATCGACTGAGTATTTATCTTTACGAACAAGCTTTCTCCCAGTTGCAAGGGCTTGTTCTTTGGTTAGGGCCTTCCTTTTAGGGACACGTTCCTCCGAAGAGGCTTTACTTATTAGGGTAGATGCTCCACGAGGATTGGTTAGTGTTCCGCCCTGGTATTTAGCTTTTAATTCCGCTATTCTATGATCATCATATGATTGCTTGTAATTCAGATGATGTTTCTCGGCATCAATAACAACCATGGAATGTTTAACAGCTCTTGCTATCTCATTAGCTGGTGCACCTTTAATGGTCATGTCCGTAATAAGGTTCGATATTTTGCCCATCTCTCTTTGTTTCACGGCGTTTGTCATTCGCGGCATACCTTCGTAACCACGATATGCTGTCTTTGGGTTGAATCCTTCCAGAGCTTTCGGTACATTTGTGGTCTTAATAATACGTGGGTCATACGGTATAGCTATTACACTATCTCCATCAAAGTCGGCACCAGATAATCGTTCTGCTGTGGCTGGAGTAATACCAATACCATCGACGCCATCTCCGATTACAGAAATAGCCTCTTTATTCTTGGTATTATTTGTCACAATAGGTATTTCGAATGTGCCAGCGTGTGGATAACGTATAAGAGCAAGCTGTTCGCCATCTCTATAACTCGTTGAATAGCATTCATTATCTTTTAAAGACAAGATGGGAAGGATAACATTCGACGTTTGTCTCGGAAGAGCTGCGGCTTTAAGGTGTACGGCTTTAGCATCGCAGTCGTCAGCAAATGAATCAAGTAAACGTTGTTTAACAGCTGGTTGCGTTATCTTCATATACTGATCGAATGTTTCTTTTTGGTCGAGATAGGCAAGATTTAACTGTTGTTTAGCTAATTCTGGAGATTGTTTTGACAGAAATTGACTGGATAAAGTCTTACTCCATGTATTCCAACTACCTTCAACGCCAGAGTCTTGTTTACCAACAAATCCAACAATATTGAGAGCTGATTGTTGCTCTTTTCCATTTTTATCAGTATATGTTAGCTGTCTTATCGATGCTCCAAATTCGTTAATTTTCTGTTTGCCATCCTCATCGATATAAATAGAACCACCGTCTTCTTTGTCGATGGTTTCGTTCATCTTCTTCATTGCTCCCAGCTTACCTGCTGACGATTTCTTTGCTGAGTTGTAAATTATATCCACACCAGGTGGCATATCATCAGAATAAAGAGCCATACCTTTCATATAATGTGTACCATCAACAGCAATTCGGACCTGTCCATAATGCTTATCGGGCGGAAGTGCTAAATCTGGAACTCCTCTACGAAGTTGAATTACCCCATCCATTGCTGTACCAGATGGCGTGTCATCATCAAAACGAACCATAATTCTTTTTGAATCAATTGAAACTGGTGGTTTTAATGATTTGTAAGTTAGACCTCCATCAGAAGACCAGTCTGTAATCAATCGGATGTCCTCAGAGTGCTTAGAAGCGTAAACATACGCTATTGTTGAATCTTGTTCTTCTTTTGTTTTTGATTTCCATTTTTCAGGATCTTTTATTTCGTATTCTGCTCTTGCTTTTTTCATTGTCTCGGGTGACATTAGAACTCTAACAGTTGTCTTATTAGTTGTTCCTAATTGTGGTGTTTGTATTTCGGTTACAACATAACCTTTTTGTTGGAGTTCATATATAGACACGTCCATTTTTGTTCTTGTAACACCTAGATGGAGATTCGATGCTCGACCAACATCTATCATACCTTTTTTGTCAGCTTGTTCTTTTAACATTTGTTTAGTAGCTGCTGTAATTCGATGTCGTTCCTGTGTTTCAGGCAATAAAATATTCTTTACAGTGTTGGGGCTAACCCCCATTCTTTTTGATATGGCAACGTCGGAATATCCTTTTGCACGTAAACGCGAAGCCATAGCTACCTGTGCTCCATATTTCGCTTCAGCCTCCATATGTTTCTGTGCGCGTAGTTCGACTGTATTTTTTAAGCCCAGTGTAGTAGCAATTTCGGCTTCAGTTAAACCATCTTTCTTTAATTCCGATACTCTTGTAGCGAATGATTTTGATCTTTGCGGGTTTTTTCCTGAACCCCATGGGTATCTACCACTATGCCGCGGGGTCCCAAAATGCCGAATATAAGCCATATGTGCTCTCCTCATTCTTTCATTTCATTGATCCTTTTGTCAAATAAAATAATTTTATCCATTATATATGCGATGTCATCTAAGTCTGGATGTTCAATAAGAACGTCATTCGACTGGTATATTCTCAGTTCAATATCGATATCCCTTGGATTATATCCATATTCTAGACAAAATAGAGCTGCATAAATTCTAAGTTGCTGCATTGATGCGGGCGTTCTACCATTCTTCAAATCATGAATACGTAACATATTATTGTGGAACGAGACAGCGTCGGCAGTTCCAAAACAGTTAAAAGAATAGAATAAGCAAACTTCAGTATCCATCCTGAATCCGATTCCATCATTGACATACATATCAAATGTCTTTTTAGTCTTTGGTAATTTAACCCTTAATTTTATTAATTTTGCGGCAAGCTCATGGAGCTCTGTGCCAAGTTGGGAATTACGCCAATTAATATATACAGCTTCCATTTTCTCATCGTCGTATCCTACCCATGCGTGTTTACTTGGTGCTAAAAATGCATGCACTCCCTCTAGGTCTTGATGGCGGTTAAATTTCACTCATTATACCTCCTCTCTAGTTCATCCAAAACTTTATTTTTATTTTCAGGAGATATAAAAGCAGCGTTGTCCCTTAGTGGCGATTGATTAACATAATAATCCTGATTTGGTTGTCGTGCTGATTTAGATGTTCTCTTTCCTTCTAGAAGAAAATATCGACCATTTGGAAAGTAAACAGTTGCATCTGGAAAACCTTGAAGATATCTCGCGTCGTTTGGTACGACCTCGGCTCCAGGAAATCGATTGCGTATTTCATTATACAACTCATTTTTAAAATCCGACTCTTTTTTCACTTCATCCTCCTGTTCTTTAAAAAAAATAAAATAAGGATGTATAAATCTATAACCCAATGGTCTATAGAGACACCCTTATCCTTCTATTATACGGTATGTTTTTGTTGCGATTCCTAATTTACCACCCATTTACTTTCATTAAAATTTTCTTTTCTGGCTAATGCCTTTTGGATAGCAATATCAATTGAGCTTAATGAAACTAGATGATAATAATATAAAAATTTATATGGTGTATTCATACGATCTATACGACCAGTAGCTTGATGTAAAGCCTTATATGAGTATGTTTGTGAGTAGAACACAATACAATCCGTCGTTATACAATTCCAGGCTTCCTGGGCTGCTGTGTACTGGCATAAATATACCCATGATTTAGCATCTGGTAATGTGTCGTGATTATGACCATTCCATTCCGCAAATAATAATTTCTTAGACTTACACCATTCACGCAATATATATAATTCATAATTAAAATTATAAAATATAATTAATCTTGGATGTTTATTGTAGATCGTATTCAAAGCGTCGATCCTTGATGGGTCTGTGTTTACGAGTTTCCTTAGCAAGTAGCAAAGTTGCGATATATCACGGATTGGTTTATTGTCATAAATATTCCAGCGCCTGTCAAACAAAATTTTATAATTAAGTTCATCAAAATCGCATATGACATTTTTATGATTCTGGGTGGTTGCTCTAACATCGGGCATCTCGACTAAAATGGAATCTCGGAGTTTCAATAATTTTGACACATTGATATATCGATCGACTTTCGGGTATTTAGTAAATCTACTCCAAATGACATGTTGTCGTTCGAAGTCCGTTTTATTTTTAAAGAATCCATTGGCCACAAATAGCGATGCATATTCAATTAGACTATCTCCAGGCGTTGCTGATAGTAATATCCATTTATTTTTTTTAGTAATTTTTAAAAACGAATATGTCCAAGCACCGTAACCTGTAATCTTTGTCTCGTCAAATATAAACATGGCGTTCTCAATTTTCTCATACTTTTTAATATTGTTCCACGAGTCAACGATTGTGAGTTTGACTGGTACCAATGCGGCCTCGGCCACCCAATCATTTTCATCTCTTTTTCGAGGCGTTGTGATAACGTATATAGGTATATCTTTATTTTGTTTTTTATAAGTATGACCAGGGTATAGAGGTGATTCGCCACCAAGAACTTTTTCAAATACATAAACAAGGGAAGTGAGAGTCTTCCCCGATCCAGTACCACCTCTTAAGACGCTCCCATTATGTAGACGCTCAATTGCACTAACTTGGTAGTCCGTTAATTGAATCAAACTCTCACCTCCATTTATACTTTATTGTAATCCTCCGCCACAGTGGCTATCGCATATGTCACATTCGCCACAACCACCAATTGCCTCTTGTGCTGAGTCTATATATTTGGAATACTTTTTCGCTAGTTCATCAACATACAAGACAAAATATCCAGATTTCAAATATGCCTTGATTCCACTATTACCCCTAACGTTCCATTCACTGCCTCTTATAATCAAATCTATCTGTTCGAATTCAGCAAAATCTAAAAGATTTACGTTATTCTCATTCAAACGGGTCATCTTGCCATCAGATATCATTACTATATTTGGAGGATAGTTCCCGAAGTTAACTCTAACTGACACAATGGCCTGTGGTGGTTCATCTGGGTATGCATCCAACCATTTAATATTCCAACCGTCTTTTTCCATTTCCTTAGCGATGTCGTCTGGTAAAAATATACAAAAGTTTCGGTTCCCTGCAGGATTATATTTTCCTTCGGCTCCCTGAAAATTTCTAAATCCAATTCTTGCATTTTTAATTGTTACTTCCATAGGTTTTTTCTTTGACATAATTATTCTCCTCTTCTTATTTTATTATAGCCGTAGCTATTGGTTGTAGTGGTGGAACATCATCAAATCCAATTAAATCTTCATCGAAATGGGTTCTAACTGTACCGTAGTCCTCAATGAATTCCTCAATTGGTCCAAATTTCTGAATTGTTTTAATGGCTTCTTGTATTAAAGTATTATAATATAATAAGTCTATTTCGTCCTCTTGTTGGAGATCCCTAACTATTTGACTCTCCTTCCAACGATATCCTTTAGTACCAACTACAGATGTATATTTATCATCCCTCTTTCGAAGTAATAAACCACCATTATTACCTGGCATGATTGGTACAAATGATCCAACTTTACCGATAAAATGATAGTTATGCTCACCTTCTGGTAATGACTCATTAAAATCTAGATATATATTTGCTGGACTCGTGACATTCTTTATTTGCACATAATCCTCAAATACTATTGGTTCTTTTGAAAATAGAGTCTTGAATAAATATGGTTCCGCAAACTGTGCCCCAACCGCATCCCATTTGCCAATTAATCTCTTCTTCTCCGCCCATTCATATTTAGCAATAAACACAGCATTATTTACCAAGCAGAACTTTTCATATGTAGCCTCATGTTCAAATATATAACCATATTTTCTAGCAAACTCTTTACAGAATTCAATCAATTCTGGAGTCGCTCCAGGAATCTTTATTGAGTCCGTTTTAATATGCGCGACTGTAAAACCACGAGCTTCAACCTCATCTTGTAAGGTCTTCATAAATAAAGCTCCACGTAGAGCAACAATATTGTTAACATTGCGTTTGTCTCTCATAGGATTTTCAAATGAGGCGCTAGTTAATCCATACGCACTAGTCAAAGCTATCTTAAGAGCATTCGCCAATCCTTCTGCTTGTGACTCATCTTCTAAATATTTAGCTAACATTCCATCGAACATATTTCTAGCGACGTCAAAATTCCCAAGTTTAATAGCTACACGAACATCCTTTAAATCCGCGTATCTCTGTGTGTATTTACCAAAATAATTCATTGCAATCATACTGGATGGATGCATACTTTGAATATCCAATACTGGCACATTGAAATACATTCCTGGTTCAGCATAAACATATCCTCCCATACTTACGTCTACACCACGATACATATTATGCATTTTACCATCTTCACCACGAACAAATTCGTATCCAGGAAATAACTCTTCGAGATTTGTATATTCCAATTGTGGGTTTCTATCATCTCCAAATATCATTCGCGTTGTAAGTTGATTAGTCGTCATATTAACAGTCCCACCGGCTAAGTCGGCCAATATCTTTCGTGCCAACCAGTCGGCCTGTCTGTTTTCAAATACGGCCTCTGTGGCGTCAACATCATCCCCACAATATTCAACAATTGTCGGCCATAATTCTTCGGCTACAGGTTCATTCCAATCAATTTCTAATTCATTATGTTTCAATCCTAATTCTATTTCCCATTTCTTAAGGGATTTCTTTTCTGAACAGAAGTCGTACACATCGGTATAAGCAAGTGAATATGCTTCTCTAAAACCATGTCGGACAGAACCCTCTTTGGATGTAATCTTTTGGCTTAGGTTAAATAATTCTTCATTAGAGTAGCCTAAATATCTAGCATATAATATATGGTCATCATATCTTTTATTGTTGAAACCTACCAATTTAAAATCCAATAATGCGCCAACCTCTTGTGGTGTTGGATTAATCATTACTATTTTCTTTTTACCCTTACCTCTCATCTTATGAACAACGAGAAATAAGTTTTTAAACACCTCAACATCATAGAATACAATATCAGTATCAGTATCGGATGTATCTACCATTATTTCATCGGTTTTTTCAGACCCCCATTTCATCTTATTAACTAAATCAAGACATGTTGCAGCCTGATTAGTCGAAGAAGCTGCAAAAGCAATAATTGCCGGTTTCATATCGCTAACGTCATATTTCATCCCACTATTATATGCCTCATTCAGGAGTTTATATATAAAATCAACTTCAGGTTTAGTAGCGCCGTGAAACTCCTTGTTCATACATTTTTTAATCATGACTCTTAGATGACTCTCATCTTGAACGCTCTTTTTATCTAACAATAAATCACCTTCCTTTTTCTCTTTCATTTTTAAACCAGAGGTTATTGTTGTAATTTCTTCAGTATTACATAGTGTTAATTTACGTCTAAGACTCGATAATCCATTAAACACTTTAACTTCGATGTCAGGAGAATGAATTCTTTCTAATTGTTCAACATCTCCGCCGTTCCAAATATAATGTAAATGGAGTCCTTGCCCAGACTTACTTGTCTCAACGTATGTCTTGGGCCATTTATTA